GATACTCTTGCAATGAATGTAAGACAACTTGGTACGAGATTAGCAAATGCTATTGACCGTAAAGCATCAGCAGCAATCGAAGCATCTTCTTTAGCAACTGGTTTAGTTTCAAATGGTGACGGTACAGTTGTAGTTAATACAGCTTTAGCAGGTGGTGCAGCAGCAGCAGCAACAGCAGAGTTACTTGGTAAAGAGCTTGTTGAATCAATCTATGCAGCAGTAGCAGCTATGGAAACTAACGATGTTATGGAAGAGGTATATGTAGGTATGTCTCCAACAAACTTCCAGTATTTACCACAAGCTCTTACAATCATCTCAAGTGATTATACTGCTAACAATGGTGGTCTTGATATTGGTGATGTTAAAATGGTTGGTGGTGCTACGGTATTCAAATCAAATAACTTACCAACAACAGCAGGTTTAATTGCTCAAGCATTTACATCTGAAGCAGCAGCTATGGTTAAACTATGGGACATTAAAGTTGACATCAATCCTCAACCAGACTTCCTAGATGCGAAACTTATCAATGCGTACTTCTCAAATGGTATGGGTGCTCTTCGTCCACAATGTTCTGTTTCTATTAAGAATGTTTAAGGGATAAGTGATGGAACTCTTTGAGATACATGCTGGAAGTTTCATAGGAGTAGCAGATGCTACTCCACTTGGAGTTAAAAAGCAGATTAGAGCTATTGATGCTGGTACTCAAACTTTTAACTATGGGTCTATATCAACTAGGCATACAGATGATGATATTGGAACAGGTGATGGTTCAGAAACTGATTTTACTTGTAATAACACTCCATTAGTTGATGCTAACGACTTAACCGCTTATGTTGATGGTGAAGAAATTGACTCATCATATTACAGTGTTGTGTTATCTACTGGTGTAGTTACTTTCTCGCCAATACCAACTGAGAATACAGCTGATGCTTTAGGCACTGGTGACGGTACAGAGGTTGACTTTACATGTAACAATACTCCATTACTTAGTGATGAAGATTTAACTGTTTATGTTGATGCTGTAGAATATCCTAAGACTGGTTACTCTGTTGTATTGGCTACTGGAGTAGTTACTTTTGCTCCTGTTGAAACTATTCATACAGATGATGATATAGGCACTGGTGATGGAATAGAAGTTGATTTTACTTGTAACAATATTCCACTACTTAGTGGAGCTAGCCAAACAACTTATCCTGTTGGTGATACTGGTTTAACTGTCTTTGTTGATGGTGTTAAAGTATCTTCAGCAGACTACTCTGTTGTATTGGCTACTGGTGTTATTACCTTTGATGTAGCTCCACTTGATACTCTAGCTATAACTGCTACTTACACAAGTAATGATGTTGCAGTGGCTAACGGACTAGATGTAACAGCAGATTATATTAGTTTAGAGCCAATAGCCGATACATTAGCTGTAACTGCTGATTATCTCAGTGCTGATGTTACAACTAAAGCTGTAGCAATGTTAGCTGGTGAAGCTTTCAAGATTGGTGGTGAATGCGAGAGTGTTACTTCTGAAGCTTTGAAAAAAGTTATATTGTCTTAATCTACCTAGGTAGGTTTTCAGTCCTCATCAAGCCTCCTCTCGGTGGGGACACTAAAACTTATAGGAGTATCAAATGGCAACACTAGACCAACAAAACGATTCAAGTAAGTTCTTTCTATATTCTGTAAACATTATGTTACAGATGATAAATGAATTACCAGTTACAGATGATGTAGAACTTGCTGAAATACTTGAAGCTCAACTAGCATCAAGTGTGTTGATTGAAACAAAGAAAGAGATATTATCTGAGAAGTGGGATTGTAATACAGATTCAAACTACTCGTTTCCACAAGACCCTTCTGGATATATAAATATCCCTTCAATGGTTCTTGATATTTCATCAACTGATGGAGACATCATTATGAGAGATTGGAGACTATATAGTAAGAAAGACCAAACTGCTATATTTACAGAACCTCAATCTGTTGATGTTGTATGGGATTTAGATTTTAATACTTTAACCCATCCAATTAGAAACTTCATTACTATTAGAGCAGCTAGAAAGTTTCAAGCCAGAACAGTTATGGATATGAATGTTTATTCTTATTCTCAACAAGATGAAGAAGATGCTCACATGATAGCTAGAAGGTCGGAAGGATTTACTGGTAGATTTAATATGCTGACTTCTCCTTATGGTCAAGATAACTTAGTGATGAGTTAATCATGAGTTTAATCACCAATCAATTAGATGGACTGTATGGTGGAGTAAACCAACAGTCTGCTGAGCATAGATTACCTACTCAAGTAGAAGAGATGATTAATGCTTATCCAACACTTGACCAAGGTCTACTAAAGAGAAATCCAAGTGAGAGAATACATTTGAATCAAGCTATGAATTTTGCTAATGAGATGTGGTCTGTTGCTTATGATAGAGGATTGTCTGGAGATACAGAAGAAAAGTATTCTATCAATGTTACTACTAATGGAATGGAAGTAGTTAATGTCCTTACTGGTAGAGTTTACAATGAAGCTGATGGATTAACTTATGAAGATAATGCAAAAGATTATTTATATCCTTTCTCTGGTAATGTAGGATATGCTGCAACAACCGTTAAGGATGTAACCTTTATATCTAACAAGACAACAGTTCCAAAGATACTTGATTCTGGAGCAGATAATGTCCCAGTAGATAAAGACTTATACACAGCTCATCTTCAATTAGTAACTGATTCTAAATATGCTCCATACGAATGTGATGGAACAAAAACTAAAGGTTCATATACAGTCTTTACTATTGACTCAATAGCAATCAGAATAGAGAGTCCTAACAATGGTTCAGCTTGTCCTTCTGGAATACATCAGGCTTATGTAAAACTAGATAAGTTCTCAGCATATACTGCTAACATATTGGCTGCATTAACTAGGTCTTTACCTTCAGACTTGTATAGAGTTGATATTGATTCTAGTAGTATCCTAACAATTAAACGAATGGATGAGACAGCAATAGTAGCTTCTGTTTCTGTTACATCTACAGTTGGTACAGATTTAATAAGCCAACTAACTGCTGGAAGCTTTACATATACTCATGAAGTTGAGAGTGTATTCGTTCCAGACGATGCTTTTCTGAATGTTTCATATGTATGGATAAAATCAGCTAATCCAGCAAACAACTATAGCTATTCAGTTGCAGTAAGTGATATTGATGCTAACTCTGGAGGAGGTTCAGCTAGTGCTAGCACAACAACAGCAGTTGCTACAGACTTAGCTTCACAGATAGATGCAAGTACTCACTTCTCTGCTGTTGCAATAGGAAGTATAATTAAGATTACTTCACTTACAGCTAACATAAGAGAGATTGTTGCTGGAGATAGTTGGGGAGACCTAGCTTCTTATGGTTGGCATTATACATCTCAATATACAACAGACCTGCCAAAGAACTTTCCATTCAGTGATGCAGTAGTAAAGATAACTGGTTCTGGAGATAATGAGTTTGATGACTATTGGCTAACCTATGAAGACAACCAATGGCAAGAAACTCATGACCCTAGAGTGAATACAGCTTTAGACTCATCGACTATGCCACATATGTTGGTTAGAAATGCAGATGAAACATTCACTTTTAAACCATATGATAAATGGATAGAAAACAAGGTTGGAGACTTAGAATCAAATCCTATTTGTAGTTTTATTCAAACAGAAGATAATCCTAATCCAGTAATTAAAGATATATTCTTCTTTAAGAACAGACTTGGATTCATTACTGAGAGAACAGTAATTATGTCTGAGGTTGGAGTTTATGGTAACTTCTGGAGAACTACAGCAGCAGCAGTATTAGATAGTGATTATATAGATGCTACTGTTGATACTACTAAAGTTGTTTCTCTTGAGTATGCTACATACTTAGAAGATAGTTTAATGTTATTCTCTGATAAGGCTCAATTCAAATTAGAGGGTGGAAAGATATTAAGTCCTAAAGATATTCAGATAGCTCAAACATCTAGTTATGAAATTAATAGAGCCATAAGACCTATCTTTATGAATGATAAGATATTCTTTATAGCTAAGCGTGGAGAGTATTCAGCAGTAATGCAATATGAAGTAAGCCAGAATAATAGTTCATTTCAAGCTACTGATATATCTTCTCATATTCAATCGTATATACCTCATGATGCAGTTGGTTTATCTGGTAGTCCTATAAATAATATGTTATTTGTAGTAACTAGAACAGCTACTGATACAGTGTTTGTATATAAGTATTTTGACAATGGAGCAGATAGAGTTCAATCAGCATGGTTTAAGTGGGTCTTCAATGGTGGAATATACAATGCCTTTAGTCTTGGAGAGAATCTCAATATCTTCATTAGTAGAAAACAATCATTTACTCCTTCTGATTGGGTAGTTGGTTCTGGATTATGGGATATGTCTCAGGTTTGGGATAACTCCCAGGTTTGGGTGATGAGTCCAGATAGCTTGGTTACCGTTAATCAGCTAGAAGCTATTGCTATTGCTCCACAGGATTATCTAGGTGAATTCATTGATGATGCTGAAGGAGAGGAAGCTGTACCAGTAATGACTGAGGTTAAAATTGGAGAATGGGTTCACTCTAGCGGAGGAAGAAAAGATATTCGGGGACATCTTAAGTTTAAAACAGTTATGATTTCAAGTGAAGAAGACAGTGAGTTTAATTTGCGAATAGAGGATATAGCTAGAGATTCAAATAGAACCGTTAAAGCAAAGTACACCGTAAACAGAAAACCAATGGTGTATGGAGATGCTAAGAACATAAGACTATATATCGAGAATGATACAAGCAAAGGTTTTAGAATAAACACTGTTAGTTTAGAGGGTGCTCTAACTAAAAGAGATAGAAAAATATAAGGATAAGACATGGCAGTACAGAGTTCATTTTATAATGGGACAGCTTTAGATAGCAGAACATTTCCATCGACTAAGCACATTGCAACTAAGAGGCACATGGTTGTCTATAGAAGAGTTACAGAAACATTAGTATGGGAATTATTTGGTTTTGATGAATATCAATTAATTAATAATAGTGCAGTTCTTAATGATGATTTTCCAACTGCTACTCACGACAAGCTAGAGATTAGAGTATCTGACACAGAAGATGAATTAGCTGCTGACCCAGATGATGTATCTATTGTTGCTGGTATAGCTGACGAGATAGTTGTTGTTTCAGATAACCTAGACAGTATAGTTAATGTTTCAGATAACATAGAAGTTATATCAGAGTGTGGAGAGAACATAGATGCTTGTATAAAGGCTATGAATGGACCAGCAGGAGAACCAAGTAATATAGAACTGTTTACAAGTGATGGTTCAGGGCAAATAGAGCTAAGTGGAACATACAATACTGTTAGTGTTTATTCTAATGGTGTATTGCTTACTCCAGCAGACGACTATATATTCTCTAGTGGATTTGTAACCTTCACACCAATATTACCTACTGGCTCTAAGATTCAAGCATATGGTTGGATTAGTGACCCAGACTTCAAGCTATATGATACATTTAGGTCTCTTAATGATACTCCAAATTCATTTGCTGGTATGCAAGGAAAGACTGTAGTAGTAAACGACTTGGCTACAGGACTAGCCTTTACAGACCCAAGTGATATTGACTTAGATGATTATGTTTTAAAGTCTGGTGATACAATGGTTGGTGACTTAGAACTTGCTGTTGCTTCAGGAGATATAGGTATTGAGATTAATAGTTTAAATGCTTCTGATTCTGGATATGCTTCTATAGGGTTTGATACTGTAGGTAGCTATAGTTTTAAGTTAAAGATGCAACCAAGCAGTGCTACTTATCAAAGTCAGTTTATGTTGGAACACTATATCAATGGAGTTAAACAAAACAATCCGATAGAGGTTGATAATACTGGATTTGTAGATATGACTAATGGAGCTAAGATTAGTGGATATACTCCTCTTAATATTGATGATATAGCTACTGTAGGTTTTGTGAATGATGCAATGAGTGGTGGTGTTGATTTAACAGCTTATGTTAAAAAAGAAGGATATTCTCAGGCTGGTGACGAGATGACTGGACCTTTGGTTATAGCCAATCAAACAGCAGATGAAGCTGGACTTATAATTAAGCAGTTTGCAGATAATAAGAGTGCTATTAATATTCACTCAGAAAACAGCACAGAGTATAGTTCAATAGGGTTCTTTGATGAAACAGGTGGTGGAGCATTTGTTAGAACATGGGGAGTTTCAACATTAAGTAATGATGAGTTCTTTATTGGTAGATATGATAGTAATGGTTCACATGTTGATAATCCAATACACATAGGAGATACGGGTGTTGTTACAGCCATAGGGTTAGTTTCAACAAATGGCTCTAAGCAAATGGACAGTGGATATGTTCCTGCTGAAGACTTATCTGTTGCTACAAAGAAATATGTAGATGATAATATTTCTGGTAAAGAGAATGTTTTGATATGGGAAGCAACTCCTACAACTGCAAACATAGCTATTAGTAGTTTGCCTGTTAATCCAGAGACAGATGATAGAACTGGTGAGTATTTATTTGTATTCAGTGACAGTAACACAGATATAACAACTGCAGGTGGAACTCCAAATGTATCTAGCTTGTATTTGTTTAATGAAGCTCAACATGCTGCTGGTACAACTACTGGTTATACTCCGGGAACTGGAACACAGTTATCTTTCTGTATGGCTACTGGAGGATATTTTCAAGCATGGAAGTTTGAAAGTGCAGGTTCAGATGTTAGATGGTATATACATAGAATATACAGAGTTCAAAGAGTCGGAAGCTAAAAGGAGTAGAGATGAGTAATCCAAGAATTAATGCAGATTATCCTATAGGGGATAAACAATTAGTAGATACTATCGTAGATAAGTACGAGAAGATAGATGGTACTGGTGGAAATATTCCAATGTTTGATGCCTCTACTGGAGAGTTAATAGATAGTGGTAAAAGAGCTATTGATATTGGTTCTGGAGGTTCTGGAACAAATGACCACAGTATCTTAATAAATAGAGACTTAGCTGACCAACATATAACTGGAAGCATAACGGGGTTAGATA